CCGCACAGCGAGCCACGGCAGGCGTGGCGCATTCCCTTGGGGCCTCCGGGGACTGCGCCGGGGGCGTCTGCCGTGGCCGCACGTCCCTCCCGAGGTGCCAATGGATCTCGCTCTCACCTTCTTCGCCGCCTGCGCGCTCTACGCCATGGTCACCGGATGGTGGGTGGCGAGGTGCGTCCGCAAAGCCAACCGAGAAGCCGAATGATCGAAGTCGCACTCGGCCTTTGGGTCGGCTCCGAGCAGGCTCTCGCGGATCTGGAGCGCCCCGACGACTGGTACATCCTGCACGCCGCCAAGGAGCCGTGGCACCGCGAGGCGGTCGGCTACGGCAGCCGGGCGGCGCCGAAGGATCACCCTGAGTACCTGTTCGCGCGCCGGGGCAACCGCCTGGCGCTGAACCTCGTCGACACGCCCGACCCGGCTTTCGTCGCGCCGCCGCTCGTCGAGGCCGCCCTGCTCTTCATCGAGGAGGGTCGCGCACTCAACGTCCCGGTGCTCGTCCACTGCAACCAGGGCCGTTCGCGCTCCGCCACCATCGCCTTGATGCACCTTGCCCCGATGCTCGGGCCGGACTTCGAGGCCGCCGAGTGGAAGATGCGCAGGCTCTACCCCGACTACGCGCCGGCGCCGGGCATCCAGGCCTTCGCCGCCGGCAACTGGTCGGCACTCTACCACAACCACGCGCTGCTCAGTCCAGTCCGCGCGCCCGAGGTAGCCACCTCGGGTCCGCCACGTGCCGGTCAGGTAGCCATATCCGATCCGCTATCCCGCGACGCGCCAGACCCGCCGCGGCTCTGAGAGACCACCGATGCCAGCCCTGAATAATGCCCAGCACGAGCTGTTTGCGCAGAACGTGGCCGGGGGACAGAGCCCGACCGACGCCTACCTTTTCGCCGGCTACAAGGCCTCGGTAAAGGCTGCCGGCGTGTCGGCTAGCCGGTTGATGGCCAAAGCAGGGGTGAAGGCGCGGATCGCGGAACTGCTCGAAAGGCGGCAGAAGATCGAGGAAGCGGCGACCGCGAAGGCCGTCGAGAAGCTTGCCATTTCGAAAGAGAAGGTGCTGCGGGAGTTGATGAAGATCGGCTTCTCGGACCTCCGCCGGGCGGTCAAGTGGCGCTCCAGCCTCATCGAGGAGAAGGACAACCCGGACGGCGGCGACGTCCTGGTGACGAAGACCATCGTGACCAACACCGTCGAGCTCGTCCCCTCCGATCAGCTGGACGAGGACACGGCTGGCGCCATCAAGTCGATCAAGCAGGCCGCCCACGGCGGCGTGTCGATCGAGCTCTACGACAAGCGTGCGGCCCTCGTCGACATCGGCAAGGAGCTTGGCATGTGGGCCGGTGGGTCCTCCGAGGATGCCAAGGATGTGCCGGCCGCCGATGCGCCGAAGCATCCGGGCGTCTCGGTCATCAAGGACATGGCCGGCCGCTTCCGCCGCGGCCTCGGCGTGATCGACGGCGGCAAGAAGGCGGCCAACGGCTGAAGGACATCCGATGTTGAATGACGGCCTGCCGCCCCTTCCGCGGCCCTACCTGACTGTGCTGGTGAGCCTCGCCGAGGCGGGCGGCTTCGGAAAACTCGACACCCACGGCCGCATCACGGTCGGCCCCACGAACCACCCGCTGCAGGGCGACGTCGTCACCTGGATGGTGCTCGTGTCTCGTGGCCTCGTCGCCGGAGAGCGGGGGCAGATCATGCTGACCGCCATCGGGCGCGACGTGGCCAACGAGGTTATCGCTGGGCGCGTGCGCGTCGCGATGTGAGGACGACACAGCATGTCGGCTATCAACCTGCATTGCAGCCAGGACGGGCGCATCACACTCGCCGGCGAGTGGCCGGTGGAATTTGATGCCACCGAGGCTTTCGTCCAGATGCACGAGACAGTCGACGCGCTCGTCTACAGAAACAGGCGGCTCTGGTTCAAGTTGGCGAATGGCAGCGCAGAGTACGCCGAACTCAGGTCGCCGCCGCGGCAGACCTTCGGTGCTAGTCGACGGTTTGTGTTGCTGCGCGGGTCGCACGAGCCGATAGAGATCGCTCCGGCGCTGTGAGGCCGGCATGCCGAGGATCTTGCGGGCGCCCCGCTACGCTGAAGGAGCCGACACGGATCTCGTCTGGATCATCCAGAACAAACTGGCCTACCTCTCGTTCTCAGAGGCGATGGCCTTCTATGAGCGGGCCATCCCGGAGCTTTCGGCGCGCGAGCTGGCGCTGTTGGGATGCAACGACCGCTTCTTCCTGCTGACAGGGCTGCTCAACCGCGTCGATGCCATCCACCCGTGGGTCTATGATCGGCTGCGGGAGGTCGAGGCCAACCCGGACGGCTACCTCGACCTGTGGTCCCGCTACCACTACAAGTCGACCAGCATCACCTTCGCCGGCACGATCCAGGACGTTCTGGCAGAGCCCGAGACCACGGTCGCCATCTACTCGAACACGAAGGACATCTCCCGTCCCTTCGTGCAGCAGATCAAGGAGGAGTTCGAGGGCAACGAGCCCCTGAAGGGCATCTACTCCGACGTGCTGTGGGCCAACCCCCGCGCCGAGGCGCCGACCTGGTCGGCGGACATCGGGATCACGGTCAAGCGCAATGGCAACCCGCGCGAGTGCACCATCGAGGCGCACGGTCTCATCAACGCGCTCCCGACCGGCAAGCACTTCGCGGTGCTCGTCTACGACGACGTGATCAACGAGCGCAACGTCACCTCGCCGGAGCAGATCAGGAAGGCGACCGAGCGCGTCGAGCTGTCTTTCCCGACCGGCATCGGTGAGAAGACCCGGAAGCGGTTCGTCGGCACCCGCTACCACTACGGCGACAGCTACGGGCACCTGCTCGAGCACGAGATCGCCACTCCGCGCATCTACCCGGCGACCGACGACGGCACGCTCAACGGCAAGCCCGTCTTCATGAGCCCAGAGGCCTGGGCCAAGGCCAAGCGGGAAATGCGCTCGACGATCGCAGCGCAGATGCTGCAGAACCCGATCGCCGGCCAGGAGAACATGTTCCGAACGGTGTGGCTGCGCCCCTACTGGGTGCGCCCCATCATGTGCAACGTCTACATCATGGGCGACCCGTCGAAGGGGCGCTCCAAGACGTCGGACCGCACCGCCTTGGTCGTCATCGGCATCGACAGCCACGGCAACAAGTACCTGCTCGACGGATACTGTCATCGCATGCAGCTCGCCGAGCGCTGGAGGCGCCTGGAGGAACTGCACCGCACGTGGTCGAACATGCCAGGCGTCCAGAACGTCGCGGTCGGCTACGAACGCTACGGCATGCAGTCGGACGACGAGTATTTCCAAGAGAAGATGCGGCTGACCGGGCGCAGCTTCACGATCAAGGAACTCAACTGGACGGGTGACGCCGGCCGGCAGTCGAAAGCGAACCGCGTCGAGCGCCTCGAGCCCGACTTCCGCAACAACCACTTCTTCGTGCCGGGGCGTGTGTGGAACTCCTCGGTGGAAGGCGGAACCACGCGCTGGAGCCTCGAGGAAGGCTCCGACGAGATCCGCTACACGAAGTGCCCAGGGCCGCATCAGCTCGAGCGCCGAGCTCGCAGCAACGGCGAGATCTGGCGCATCTTCCAGATGCTCCGCCGCATCGACGAGGACGGCAACATCTACGACCTCGTCCGCGTGTTCTTCGAAGAGTACCGGTTCTTCCCCTTCTCGCCTCGCGACGACCTCATCGACGCTATGGCGCGCATCTACGACATGGATCCGCGCGCGGCCGTCCAGCACGAGACGGTCGAGACGCCGGACCACCCAGATTCGTGAGCCATCCCATGACCACCACGCGAGAGACGTCCTGGCGCGCCATGGTGCTCCAGGCGGAACCAGACCACGTGCGTGTGAGCCGCTTGGTGACCGAGTACCAGTTCTCCGCCGCCACTCGCGGCAAGGATAGCCGCACCCACGAGGACGGCTACCGGGTGTTCAAGGGCGACTACATGCGCCGAGGCCCATACCAGCCAGAGAGCGTATTGCCCGCCGGCATCACGTTCGATGGGGTGCCGCTCACTTTCGACGGCGAACCACTGACGTATGGGGACGAGTGATGTCCGACGAAGTCAAAGACGCCGAGACATTCAACGTCACGCTGCCAGCGGATTTGCGCCTCTGGGGCCACCTGACGCGTCCAGGCGGGCAGCAAGTGCTCGTCACGCGCGACGCGATCGTCGGGTCTGTTGCGCCTGCCGTGGCTCCGGTTCTATCCGGTATGACAGAGGCGGCGGCCGCCAGTGCAACCGAAGCTGCCGCAGATGCGGCGTTAACCGCTGCGGACCGAGTCGCGACTGCCGCAGACCGGGTGCAGACGGGGATCGACGCGGCCGCCGCGGCCGCCGCCGCCATTGCTGCGGCAGCGGCCAACACGGGCACCTCGACGACGTTGCTCGCCGTTGGCACGGGGAGCAAGTCGGTTTCGACGCAGGCTGGCAAGCAGTGGTCCACCGGTCAGTGGCTCATCCTGGTGAGCACAGGCACGCCGACGGAGTACATGATCGGTCAGGTGACATCCTACAGCGGCACGTCGCTCACGCTGTCCGTGCCCACCGCTGGTGCTGTAGGCAGTGGAACGCATGCCGACTGGGGGATCGCCGTTTCTGGCCCCGTCGGCGCGACCGGCGCCAGTTACGCTGGCACGTCCTCGTCATCCGTTGCGATCGGCAGCGGCAGCAAAGCCTTCACGACGCAATCCGGCCTTGCCTACGCAGCCGGAACGCGCGTGCGGGTGGCGAATAGCGCGACCGACTACATGGAAGGCGTCGTCTCGTCGTACTCAAGCACGACGCTTGCTGTGAGTGTCGATCGCGTGGTCGGCAGCGGCACGTTCACGTCGTGGACCATCGGCATCGCCGGTG